CAACAGTCACATCCTCAACCCGCCCCGGCTCGCCGTCTGCGGGTGATGCTTACTTTGAAACAGACACGAAGAAGTACATCATCTATGACGGTGCTAACTGGCGAGCTTTTGTGAATGATGGGGTTAGTATCCCCGGTGTATCTAACTCATTTAGTGGGTCATTTGATGGTAGTGGAGATTGGATCGATTGTAACCCAATAACAGCTTATCAAGGTGCAACTCTACTATCTATGGGTTTTTGGTATAAGAGTAATTTAGCTGGCGTAGGTCCGACATTAGGTTCTAGAAGTAATGCCTCAGATCAATGGGGTTTTCTTGCAACTGGTGGGACTAATTATATCATTATCGAAACAGGTAATAGTAATGAACTTTCTACTTTTACAGCTCCTAATGATACTGACTTTCACCATTACCTATTAACATATTCCGCAGGTTCGATTGTTTTATATATAGACGGAACATCCGAATCATCGCTATCAGGTACAGCTGACTCTGTATTACACTCACAAAGTGCTGATTTTGAAATAGGTAGATTTAGTTCTAGTTTTTACGCTAATGGTTTGTTTGATGAGGTAGCCTTATGGGATGTTGCTCTTGATAGTAGTAATGTCTCACAGATATATAACAACGGAGTACCTATTGATTTAAATTCTGATGCGGCTAATTACAACCAATCATCTAATCTTACACATTGGTGGAGAATAGGGGATCATGCATCTGATACATCAAGTGGTGGAGGTGCTGTAGTAGCTGGTAATGTAATTGGTAATGTAGAAAATTCCGCTAACCCCGGTACTAACGATGGTACAGGCACAGCTGCTACTTATTCATCAACAACACCATAGCGATAACAATGAGTCACACATATGTAATTATAGATTCTCCTGAAGTATCTTCGGTTGATTTTAATCAAGTCATGCAACGGGATTCAGAAGGTACTCGATATTCGTTAGACGGATCGAAAGCACTACTCAAGTACGAAGGTACACAACCATTCTTTCTGCTCGGTAAAACGGAGTACAATCAAGAAGAGATACTTACGATCTTGAGTGGTCCTGAGTGGACGAGCGAAGAGATTAACTGATGCTCTATGTCATCTCCATTGCGACCCTTCTGCTCGCTGGTTGCTCATTGCGATCGACTTATCCAACACTAGGAGCAATCGCTGGTGGTGGGGTAGGTAGCTTGGGCGGACCTGGAGGAGCCGCACTAGGTGCTGGTACAGGAGCCTTGGCTGGCGAGGCATTGAAAAATGCTGATGCCTTAGTTGAGGCAGAGGAGCGAATTGAGGCATTAACTCACGGAGATGTTTCCGCACTAGTGGCCCAAGGTATGGAAGAACATAAAACAGGATTTGATCAATTTACCAGCACTATAAAGCGGTGGCTTACATGGGCGGCTATTGGGCTGGGTTGCTACCTAGCGATCCCAATCTTTGTTGCTCGTAAGTGCAGTAAGACCGAAGCGATTAAAAACCAAACCCGTCCACCATTTCCAATCAAATGAAGAATATCAAACTACTCACCGACAAGTTCCACTCCTTATCCAAACGAGGCAAAATGCTTACTATCTTTGTAGGAGTCATCGTAGTTCTAATCCTGTTAGACGCTTGCAAATGATCGACCGCATTTCAGTCGCTGGCATGGTTGGGACGGGGGCAACCTTTGGCTTAGGCACAATCAATGAGCTAGTCGGCATATTTGCGGGATTAGCGACTATTACTTTTATGCTAATCAAGATCACCCAGGAGATCCGCAAGAAATAGATGAGCCGATACCGATCATACGGACAACTAGACGATCCATTCATTTCGGAAGGGGACACCTTCTTTCTGCGGATGAATGCGCGTTTGCGTCCGAACCAGCTAAAGCCTGGGGAGGTCGCCCTGTCGAAGAATGGCCGGATGAATGATGATGGCACATGGCAACCCCGCAAAGGATTATCTACTCTATTCGGATCAATCACATCGGGTGAGGATGCTGTGCGGATACCTTATTTGGTAACAGCTGGACAGCGCGATAATAGCGGAAATGTTACCCTTGTGTTAAACGACACCCCAAGCCTGTCTTTTATACCTGGTGAGAACATAACCATCGAAGGCTTAGGCTACACAAATGCTACCGATCCAAATGGCACATTTGTCTTAGTCTCGGTAAACTTCACCACCAAAACGATCACTTATTCGGATGGATCTTCAGGAGAACAGGAAGCATTTACTATTGCTGGAAATAGTGTGGGAGCAACTTCTGTTGCAAGCATAGGCAACTCTATAGCAACCAAACTAAACTTTATCATCAATGATGATGGCGTAAATGCGGTGTATGGATCGGCAGTATATAGCGATGCGTCATCCAATAATGATGACTATATATTCTCGGCCACAAATAACCTTTGCGTAATCATTCGGCTAAAAGACTCAGCACTTTTTAAGTGCCGATACGAGGCGGGTGGGGAGACTGTAGATAACCCAGTAGGCATGGCACAGGGGTTTGATAAGATGTTTATCTTTCGTTCCCGCAAGACCACTCTTTCTGCCTCCCCAAAACTTATTTATCGATCAGTCAGTTCTGCCTCTCAAAGTGGTCAGGTAATCACCGTAAACACCACAGCAGATCATGGACGAGTAGTAGGTGACTTTGTCACCCTAACAAATTTCACAGGCTGGCCAACTTACGATCCAAAAAACTGCTATCAGATAAAGACTGCACCCACCTCCACATCTTTCACGATTGAGATGGCAGACTCGCAAACCGTTGCCAGCTACAATGTGAGTGGCGCACAGGTCGAATACTTTGAAGACTTTACCAGGGTAAGCAATGGCGCATATACTACGCCACAATACTTTACTGACACTACTGCCTCTGCAACCAATGGTGTGGTCACGATGGATATTGGGGCGGGGCATAACCTCCAAAAAGGTGACGAGGTTACCATCCGTGCTGGAGCATCCCCCTACGATTTATTTGTAAATCAAAAAGCTGTAGTCACATCTGTATCCGATGAGGATAGCGACAATGTGAATGATCGATTTACCTTCAACCTTGGGGTCGCAAATGTATCCCTTGGAGCATCACTCACCGTAAGTAAGGCACTAGCTATCGGCAAAGGGTACGAGCATATGCCAGCCGCTCCGTGGGGTGAGTTTCACCAGCGTAGATTATGGGTTCCATATTGGTATACAGCAGATACTATCCCTGTGGACCGAGAAATCAGGGATGAGTTGGCGGCCTCAGATATATTCGATTCAGATACATTCGATATTATCGGCAATCAGTTCCGAGCATCTGCTGGTAAGAGTGATTACCTGGTTGGCCTCCAACCTTTCACCCAAGACAGCATTGTCGCATTTAACCGAAAATCCATCCACCTCCTCACAGGCGTGAGTGGATCTCTTTCTGATGTATCCACCAATGTGGTTACGAGTGAGATCGGTGCATCTGCCCGCAAATCAATCGTCCAGGTAGCCAACAAGATTTTATTCCTATCCGACCAAGGAATATACTCAGTAGAGTTTTATGATCAGTATCACTTGCGTGGAACAGGCACACCCATATCCGAAACCATACAGCCCTACATAGATCGCATAAATCAGGACTATGCCCACCTATCATGCGGTGTGTATTTTAATAACAGATATTGGTTGGCAGTACCATTAGACTCTACACCTGGTGCGGGTAATGGCAGAAAGCTAAACACCATTCTTATCTACAACTTTATCAATGGTGGGTTTGAAAGCATAGATTCGGTAAACTCTATTGACTTTGCAATTCGTGAATTATTGGTAGCTCGTGAAGGCGCACAGAATGCACTCTATATCACAACTGAAGAGGGTGGGGTGCATAAGGTGGATGCGGTTGAAGGTGGAGATGTTGTATCGGTTACACCTGGTCAGGCATCCTCCGAAACCATTCCTGTAATTAGCCAGCTCACCACCCGCCAATTCGATGCCGATGCGATTGATCGCAAAGTATTCAGCCGATCTGAGATTCATGTGAAGAGTAATACTGGCTCGCAAACCAACGCAGACATACAATTCATCACCGAAGATCCTGACTCCGTATCCGACACCACCAGCTTTTCATCTTTGCTTGGAAGCACCTTGCCGGACTCCGAAGAAGCATCCCTTCGTACTCGCATAAATAAACGCGGGTTTGGTGTACAGGCAGACATCCAACCATCTTTGGGCAGACCCTACATTCGGGCGGTTAAAGTAGACGCAAGAATAACCAACCGATCAACCACATCTATTTCATAGGGAGTAATTATTATGGCAATATTATCACGAGGACAAACCTTCGCATCAGGCGATCAAGTAACCGCGCAAAAACTGCAAGACATTGTGGATCTCGCGACCTTCGATGATCCGGCAGATGAGTCAACCATCGTTAAAGACACAGGCACAGGTAAACTCAAAGTACCAAGCAATGGAATCGGCTCAAACGAGTTGGCGAGTGATGCTTTAGATGATAATAATCGAGCAGTCGGTACAGATCACATAAAGGACAACTCGGTTACAGCGGCCAAGCTCGATAGTGCGGCGGTAAGTGTACTTATGCCGACTGCATCGCTTATGCCTTATGCTGGATCATCTGCGCCAACAGGGTTCTTACTTTGTGATGGTGCGGCTATAAGCAGAACAATCTACTCTAGTTTATTTGGCATAGTCGGAACAACCTACGGCGTAGGTGATGGATCAACCACATTTAACATACCTGACCTTCGTGGACGAGTTATCGCTGGTCAGGACGACATGGGAGGCACATCTGCTAATCGATTAACTAACCAATCCGGCGGATTAAATGGAGACACTTTAGGGGCTACAGGTGGTGCAGAAACACACACGCTTACAATCGCACAGATGCCCTCACACGATCACGGAGGCGGAACTGTTGGAACCAGCCATATATCTGATGTTTCAGGGGGAGGAGGAAGAACGCATCCTTTTAATAATGGAGGGAGTGTTACTAGCCAAGGCAATGGGGACGCACACAACAATGTCCAGCCCACCATCATTTTAAATTACATTATCAAAACTTAATCGATATGGAATCACTAGACGCACTTAAAAGATTGGTGGGCATGGGTCCATCTGAGGATGAAATTGCCCAGGAGGCAGAGAGAAGAATGCATATGCAAAGACACGCATTCTTGGGGAATATAGATTATAGCAGGATGAAAGACCCAGGTGATTCTGCGTACATGAAGAACCCTACGAATTACGCAAAAGAGAAAAACCCCACTTATTTCCCTGACAGCAACCCTAGTGCATTTAATCAAAATGTATCGCAGGACGATGTCATTAAATATCTTGAGTCTAAAGGACCAGCGGGAGAATCTCTCGCATATATAAATCCAATCGAAAGAGAGATGCTTATGCGATCAGGAGCATCGGGCAAAATGACACCTGAAGGCATTGTATCGTATGCACCCGAAGATCCTCTCAAGCAAGCGGCTACCCTTCTTAATATGGCCGCACCGAAAGGTGAGGAGATTGCCTATATTAATGATAAGGAAGCAAAACTGCTAAAGAAGAAGGGCGGGGCGGGTGTACCTGTAAACTCTTCAGGCGTAAAATCATATTTCATACAGAGATTATTTGGCGGTGGTAAGGATGCACCGGCTTTAGAAAAGTTCGATGTAGGTCAATCGGCTCGCGATTATGTAAATGCGATGTCTGATCCCGCTCTACAGAACCAACTACTCGCAAATCGCCAACGCTACGATCCGCAGTACCAAGACTTACAAATGAGCCTGGCTCGCCGTGCCGCTGACCCGATGGCACAGCTTGCGGAGCAACAGGCCATGCGTTCTCAGGAGTTCGGCACACAAATGGCCGAGCGCCAGGCAGGTTCCGATATCTCCCTAATGAACCGATTCGGTGCGGATATGACCCAAGCGGTCCGCTCATCCGACCCACTCATGCAAGCACGAGTTGAGCAAGCCAACAAGATGGCCGCCGATGCATACCGCGAGAGTCAGATGACCGACCTATCGCCTGAGATGCGTAGAAGGGCAGATCAATCAGCGCTTGAATCTCTTACCTCACGAGGCAGAGGTACTG